GACCGTGAGCACTGACAAACGACCGTTGGAGCTCTGTCGCTGGGGCTTGCACGCCTCACGTAATGTAATAGATGCACTAAGATTTGCGGAAGGGGCTTTATTACGCCGTGTGGAGTTGAGTGGCGAGATACTGAGAGGCGGCGGCAAGATATGTGCCACAAGGCGGCGTGAGTTGTGGCGGATGGATATCACCAATATCCTCCACGAGTTCGCTTGCTGGTGTGCAGAACGGGCATTGAAGCGAGCAGTTGATGCAGGACACAAAGTGCCTGATTGCTACTGGGATGCGTTAGAAGCAAAACGGGCGTGGCTACGCGGTGAATGCAGCGATAAAACACTGGGCAAGATGCAACTTAGTCTGCAAAATGCGATTTGTGACGCAGCTCTCTTCAGCGAGCAGCCATACTCGTTGGCGATACTACAAGTGGCCGCACGCCCATTATATCGTTGCCCCCTACTTGCAGGCAGAACTACTAGTTATCATGCACGAGAACTTGTGCTGCAGCTGACCAAAGACTACGCCGCTATCAAGCGGGAAAAAGATGCGCAGCGCCGCAAGCTACTGCGAATGGTTGAGAAGGCGCGGAAGGAGGAATGAGCGATGGCAACACCGATTATAGTAAAAGGAGGAATTATAATGCACAACCAAATACTTGTTCTCGATCCTGGTAAAACTACAGGGTACGCAAAAGTTTCTGTTGACGCTGCTAAGCATACAGTAAGAGTAGGAAAGGCTACATACTTCCTTCCTTCTGAATACTGTGTAGGAACCGCAAAGCTCTACAACTCATTATGGAATGTACTAGACGTTACATCTCCAGATGTTGTTGCTTACGAGACCGCTCCTGTAAAGTATCGTGTAGAACCTCACCATGCCATTGCCGTTATTGAGTTATACTCCGAAAAGAATGACGTTCCAACGTACACACTTACACCTTCATGTAAGGGTTTTTGGAAGAAGTTACTTAATCAACATTTCCCTCATATTCTAAAAAGGAAGGAGTTCACTACCGAACACTCTAAGGATGCTTACCTACTCCTATTACACTTCCTCAATAAAGTTTTACCAAAAACTTCTTAGAGGCCATTGCTTTTCCAGAGATATTGGGTTATAATCATAGTAGATATGTCACTTCCTGAAATACACATCTCTGACGTTCAACTATTCAAAAGGTGTCGCCGCAAGTGGCATTTCATGTCCCCACTACGTCTGAACTTAGAACCTATCTTCCCTGACATCAAACTATGGTTTGGACAAGCAATACACGAAGCCCTCAACGATTATTACACAGGAATCGAACACCCACTAGATACATTTCACAATTTCTACGTTGACCACGCATCAAAGCTCAGGTCTCAAGTCTCACTGGGAGCTGACCAAGATGCCGAGATGCTAGAACATTATCATTTGGGGATGGAGTTACTTAAGGAGTACGAAACCTATGCTAAAGATGCGGATAATTTTGAGGTTTTGTACACTGAACACGAGGTCAGAGTACCAATTAGAGCACCTTATCGAAACAGACAGAAGGTCGCAATATATGTAGGAACACTAGACCTTATTGTAAAGATGAAGGTATCCGACAGAGACGTTGTACTTATCGTAGACCATAAAACCTCTGCAAATAGGTACCCCGCTAATTCTTTAGCCTTGAATGAGCAGTTAACAGCTTATACGTGGGCTGCAAAGCAAGCTCACCCTGAGTATGACTTCTTTGGTGCGATGTTTAACATATTGTTGAAGAATAGACCAAGGACACCAAAAGTTCTTCAAAATGGGACTCCTACAAGTGCTAAGAACCTTTTGGCTTATGTTACGTACGAAAGGTACTTAGATAAGTTACACGAACTCGGATTAGACCCCAAACCTTATGGGAAGGTACTTGAGTTTCTAAGAGGTAGACCTAATCCCTTCTTTCAACGGGATACTGTTAGAAGGACAACAGATGAAATTAGTCATTTTGAACGTAACCTCTACTACACTGTTAAGGACATGGTAAGTAGTAGAGTGAAGATATATCCTAATCCTACAAGGGACTGTACTTGGGACTGTCCTTGTCTTGAAGTGTGTGTAGCAATGAACAATAATGCGGATTGGATGTCGATTCTGGATACACAATTTAGAACTAGGGAACGGTGAGGTAGTGTATGGCACGTAAGAAACGTATCCGTTTACCTGAACGAAGAGTTAGAGAACCTAGAGGTCAGTGTCCAGTATGTGGCAAACCTTTAAAGAAGGTGGCATCTACTGACCTAAACATTGGGCCTGCTTGTTTAAGAAAGATTACTCCTATAGTCCTTAAAGTTAAGAAGGACTTAGGAATGAGCCTAGAGCAAGCTCAGGAATATGTAATTGAGCTGTGTCAACAGATTCGGGACGGTTCAAAGGCAGCTTTTGAGGAACTAAGAGAGTTAAATGTTCCTTTGGCTGATAGGGTAAAGTACTCTTCACAGTGGGAGGATTCTCCTAAAGGAAAATGGCGGAAAGAGTACAACCGAAAAGTTTCAGAAGGAAAGAGACTTATACGTGCTCTAGGTAAAACTGGCTATATAGATGACAAAAGAGCACTAAGAATGTATTACAAAGTACATTCAGAGGAGAAACCAGATGAAACCTCTTAAAGATATGGGGATACTTGAGCTAAATGCCTTTAAGAAGCGTCTAACCACTTTGTTTGGGCTTGGTAGGATTCCTCCTGAACACTACGTGAAACTAAAGGAGAAGATAGACGACCTTATTGACTTTGTCGAAAACCATCTAGAGGAATCTACCCTCTTAAAGGAGAAGAAATAATGTCCCTAGAACTTAAAAGTACCAAAGACTTAGACATTACAAGTCCAAGAATTAACTTACTTGTATACGGTGAGTCCGGAATAGGTAAAACGGTATTCGCTTCCACAGCGAGTCAACTTGAAAAATGTTCCCCAGCATTACTTATTGACGTTGAGAGTGGTGTTATGAGTGCAGCTACTATGGGAATTGAGATTGACTATGTTACCGTTAACGATTTGCCTGAACTGCAAGCCGCTATGGAGCTTGGATTGGGAGGTAAATATAAGACTGTTATTATCGACAGTCTTACTGAACTTCAGAAAAAGTTAATGTCCGTGCTTCTTAAGAAGGCTGCAATTAAAGACCCTTCAAGAGACCCTTACATTGCACAGATGCAGGATTGGGGTAAGAACCTTGAGCTTATGCGACGTATCATTATGAAGATGCGTGACTCTAGTGTACACTTCATTGCCAATGCTCTGATGTCAGCTGACAGAGACGAGCGCACTGGTGTAGTAACTAATAGACCTCAGCTACCTGGTAGATTAGGTAATGAGCTAGCTGCCTTCTTTGACATAGTAGGAGCGCTTATCGCTTCTGACAAGAAGGAATACTTTAACAGATTGGTTGTCAGGAATGCTGCATCCTATATAGTAAAGGATAGAACCAATAGGCTTCCTGATGACATGTATGGTCCAACAATAACAAAAATCTTTAACTTTTTAGGAGGAAAACCTAATGTCCCCGAAACTAACAATCGACCTAAGTAATGTAGAGGATTTCTCTGCTATACCTGAGGGAGTGTATTCAGCATACGTCGTAGATGTTGAAGTAGGAACGTCTTCGGCTGGAAACACGATGGCTACTCTTACTCTGAACATTTCAGAGGGGGAGTACGAGAACCGTAAGCTGTTCACGCACATGGTGTTTACTGAACGGTCAATGTGGAGGGTGAAGCAGATTCTTGAGGCCATTCTTGGAAGGGAAATCGAAAAGACCAATGAGTTCGAATTGGACACCGAAGAGCTCATTGGAAAGAAGGTAAAGATTCGGGTATCTCAGAGAGAATACCAAGGAGTTATGCGCAATAACGTAGACGCTGTTTACAGAGAGGACTTTACTCTTACTTCGACTCCTGTTGTATAAGAAGTAGAACTACTAGCTGTCTAAGTGCCCTGAGGAGACACTGTGTTCAAGTACGAAGCGTTCTTTGCGCATTACTTCGAGGTCGGTACTGGGAATCGTTCAGAGGAGATATATGTCAAATGCATATTTCACCCTGACAACAATCCTAGTTTAAGTATTGACCTTAGCTCAGGTTTATGGCACTGTTTCGGTTGCGATGCAGGAGGTACTGTAGCTGACTTCTATTCTAGAATTCACTCAGTACCCCTGCATCGAGCCAAGCGTGCTGTATCGGCTTACTTAAGCAACGAACCTTGGGCGAGGCCTATAAGGGAATCCGAAATCCAGGGATGGCATAACATATTGATGTCTAACCCAGAACTATTGTCCTTTCTCAAAGAAAAGAGAGGAATACATCCTCAAACCGTTGTTCGGTTCCTTTTAGGATTTGATGGAAGGAGAATAACTATTCCAATTAGGTCTCAACATGGGAGCTATATAATCAATGTAAGGAAGTACGACCCTAACTCAGAAGGAACAAACAAGGTAATTTCACACTCTCCTGGATATGGAGACGTCAGATTCTTTCCTCAGGAAAACTTAAACAATACAGGAGCCGTTTACTTATTTGAAGGAGAGATGGATACTCTCCTTGCTAATCAGTTAGGGTATAATGCTATTACTGCGACTGGAGGAGCTGGCTCTCTACCTTATAACGCAGCAGACTTACTTTCTAATAGGCGTGTGAACATATGCTACGACAAAGATGCTGCAGGTAAGAGAGGCGTCGAAAAGGTAGCAGCCGAACTGACTTTAAGTGACGTATATGTAATAGACCTGCCTGATGAGTTTGAAGGTTACGACTTTACAGACCACATATTAGCAGACAGAGACTTTGATACTCTTGTAAGAGATGCCAAACTATATGAAAGAGGTAAACCTGTAGAGTCCTTAGTGTCTCTGTTCGAGGCTAGAGATGCTAGATTTGTGGGGAGTCCTGTTGCTGTTGAGATTAGAACTGTAGGTAAGGATTTAGCTCCTTACGATATACCTGCTTCTGTATCGTTTGTGTGTGAGCATATGTCTGCAGAGAACAAAATGTGTAGGGTATGCTCCATATTCCATCAAGGATCAGGAGACGTAGACTTTACAGTAGACCGTGTAAGTGAACTGGCGTTAAAACTGATAAGGGTAAGAGAGGACGCTCTATATAGGACGCTTAAGCAACTTGCTGGTGTCAATACGAAGTGTCCCTTTCCCTCAGTCGTAATTAACCGAAAGGACAGTTTAGAGGAGTTACTGGTAGCTCCACACATTGAAAAGAGAGGGTACCAGCAGTCTGCAGAAGGAGTGTATGCTCTGCAGCGCTGTTACTATAGAGGCTATGGGATTGTTACTAATAAGTCTTATAAAATGTCAGGAGTAAGACTTACAGACCCTAGTGACCAAACTGCAACGTTTATATTTGACAGAGCTGAACCTATACAAGACAGCGTAGACCAATTCGTTCTGACTGAAGACATAAGGGAAGAGCTAAAGGTCTTTAAACCTTCGAAAAACCAGGCAGTATATGATAAGGTATATGAAATAGCAGATTCCTTAACCAATGCAGTTACACAGATATATGGTAGACACGACTTGTTAATGGGCGTACTCCTTACTTATTGCTCCGTAAACTCATTCGTGTTCCAGAAGACTGAAGTGTCAAAAGGGTTTATAGAATTACTTATTATAGGAGATACACGAACAGGAAAGTCGGAAGCCTTAGACAGAATTGTTGACCATATCAATTTAGGTGAAATTATATACGGAGAGAACACCTCTTATCCTGGACTTGTAGGAGGACTACAACAAGCAAGTGGGAGGTGGTTTCTCACTTGGGGTAAGTTACCTCAAAATGACAGAGGTATCGTAATCATAGATGAGGCTAGTGGACTTCGTCTTAGTGACATAGCCAAACTATCTGGTGTTCGATCCTCTGGGATTGCAGAGATAACGAAGATCCAATCAGAGAAAACCTATGCTAGGACAAGAATCATATGGCTGTCCAACCCTCGCAAAGGTAAACCCCTGAGGTCTTATAGCTTTGGTGTTAAGGCTATTGAAGAGCTCTTTGGGAAGGCTGAAGACATTGCAAGGTTAGATATTGTAGTGTCGTGTGCTAGTGAAGAGGTTCCCATAGATGTTATCAATAAGGTACCTAAAGACGTTGTTACACCCTATACTTCAACGCTCTTGTCTAATCTTGTACTATTTGCGTGGTCACGTAAAAGGGATCAGATTGTGTTTGACCGAGAAGCAGTGGAAGCGTTACTGAAGTATTCAACACAGGATGGTAAGAAGTACTCTTCTTCTATACCTCTTGTAGAAGCTGCTAACCAACGTATTAAGTTAGCAAAGTTGGCTATATCATTTGCGGTTTTGACCTTTAGTGAACACGAAGGCACCATTGTTGTAAAGAAGGATCACGCAGACGCAGCGCATAAGTTTCTTGAAGAGGCATATGCTAAGCCAAGCTTGGACTACGAAGGTTACTCACGTAAAGAGATTATGGGGTACGTTGATATTACTGAAGAGGATATTGCGTACCTTAACAACTTTACATTACAACACCCTGACATTATCGAAGCTATTATGTCTCAGGATGAGGTAACTGTAAGAGGTTTAGCAGAGACACTTGGTATTGATATGTACGAATCTAAAGCCTACCTAGCTCAGCTGTCAACGCACAAGCTCCTAAGACGAACTATCTTAGGGTTTGAAAAGACTCCTGCGTTTATAAAAACTGTTAAGGAGATTGACAATGGCAAATGATAACCATATTGTAATCTTAATGTCTGGTGGACTCGATTCTACAGTAGTTGCAGCTCACTACGTTCAGAAGGGTTTCAAAGTACGAGGGTTAACAGTCTTCTATGGTCAACGTCACGATAAAGAGATACAGTTATGTGTCAACATCTGTAAGCAACTAGGAATAATGCACCATGTAACTTCTATCTCAAACCCTTCGTACATATTTAGTAGTGCACTTACTACAGCAGGCATTCCCATAGAGGATCCTAGTTCTCTAAAGGAAATAACACAGAGAGTACCTTCTACTTTTGTACCTGGCAGGAATCTCGTATTCCTTTCTCTAGCGACAGCGTTTGCTGCTGCTAGAGGAATATGCAACATTGGTATAGGTGCGAACGCTTTAGACTTCTCAGGTTACCCAGACTGTCGTCCTGAGTTTATTGAAGCGTTTCAGCAGGCTGCACGGCTTGCTCTAGGCGATTCAGACTTTACTGTACAAGCTCCTTTGATTAAGATGACAAAGAAACAAATAGTTGAACTTGGACTAATGGCAGATGCACCTTTTGACCTTACTTGGTCATGTTATAAAGGCGAAGGACGTCCGTGTCTTACTTGTGATAGTTGCGTTCTTAGAACAAAAGGATTTATGGAAGCAAACGTTCCCGATCCTATACTTACAAAGGAGGAGTGGGAAGCTGCTGTTGTACATGTAAAGTCGCTTCAATAGGAGAATACATAATGCGTAGAGCGTTCTTGGAATCGAAGTTTACTTTTGACTCTTGTCATCACCTTCCTTGTCACCAAGGAAAGTGTAAGCACCTTCATGGTCACACCTATACTCTTGTTGTAATTCTAGAGGGGGTCATTAACGAAGCTGACACAGTAAGTGACAGAGGTATGGTAATAGACTTTAAGACCTTAAAGTCTATTGTGGAGGAGAGGATCATTGCTGTGCTAGACCATAAGGAACTCAACAGTGTCATTGACTATCCTACAGCTGAAAATATATGTTACTGGGTATGGGATAACCTATTTGACCTTTTAGGAGACATGCTCATTATGATAGAGGTTACCGAAACTCCTACTAATAAGGCATTCGTAAACAGAGAACAGTATTTGGCATCGAAGAAGAACGAGGAGGAACATTAAGGTGTCTCGTGCTTATAGTACGTTCACTTATAAAGTAAACGAAACCTTCGAATCTATCCAAGGCGAAGGTCTCCTTACAGGTGCCCTTGTGACATTCATACGTCTTCAGGGATGCAACGTTGGATGTGATTGGTGTGATACACCCAAAGGTCATGATGTTGACTCAGGACACATTATGACAGTAGAACGAATCCTTAACGCTACAAGAGAGTACACGAATCGTCATGTAGTTATTACTGGAGGAGAGCCTACTCTTCAAGACCTCTTTCCTCTACTACTTTGTTTACTTCACGAACTGCCAAAACTACACACTATACAAATAGAGACATCTGGAGTTCAGGGATTTAGGATTCCTAACGCTTATGTTCGCAGTAGAAGCTCAGCCACAACAATATGGGTAACGTTGTCTCCTAAACCCAAGTTGCATTATGGCATACACCGAGACTTCCCTCGACACCTTATTAAGGAGTTTAAGTTCGTTATAGACCGTCACATAACACTTAAAGACATAGAGGGCTGTTACGAGCATATATCCTTACGAGAGACTTCTATCATACTTCAACCTGAATCTAACAAGGCTTCTATGACGAAAAAGGCTATGACCTTTCAAAAGGCCTTGGTAAAATCTGGACATATAGTATATGTACGGCCACAATTACATCGGCTACTTAACTGGAGGTAACATGGCAGACCTAAACAAGTTAGAAAAACTGTTTAAAGAAATCCTTATTGAACTCGACTTCGACCTAGCAGACCCAAGCCTCTGCGGAACGCCTCATAGGCTTGCAAAGCTTTGGGGGGAGGAGCTGTTTAAAGGTGTAAAAGTGAACGAAACTGAGCCTTTGAAGGTGAGCTTCCCAGTTGGTACACGGAACATTGTTCTTGTTAAAGATATTCCGTTCTTTTCAGTATGTGAGCATCATATACTGCCTATTATAGGTGTTGCTCATGTAGGATACATTCCTTTTGAAAAAGTAGTAGGCCTTTCCAAACTTGCAAGGGTTGTAGAGATAGTCTCACGCAGACCCCAAGTTCAAGAGCGTATGACTGAACAGATTGCGCTTGCTATCCGTAACACTATCAGACCTCTTGGTGTAATGGTAGTCGTTCAAGCTGAGCACCTTTGCATGACAATGAGAGGAGTTCAGAAGCCTGGGTCGCTTACGGTGACGTCGTCCATTAAAGGTGTATTTCGTGATACTCCATCGGCTCGTGAAGAGCTAATGAAACTTATACAGTTGGAGGAAAAGTAATGGAGATTGAAACTATTATGGTTCCTAAGGAACTCGAGCCTACGTTTAATAGGATCCTTGACCTTTTTAGGGATAGGAGCGATCTATACGATACGAGCTCTCCATTTGGAGCTGTAGAGGAGAGCGCTCGTAACAACAACATGACTTCAAGTGAATGGTCTCTATGTATGGCAACCTATAAAATGTCAAGAATGAGACAGCTTCGTATCAATATGACTTCTTGCGAAAACTCGCATATACGAGGAACACTTGAAACGAAACTGGTCGATGAAGCTTTGGACGCAATTGTATACCTTATTGCGTTTCTTCACTTCAAAGGTTTTTCGATATGAAACTAGCTTTAATACCACCACCTATTTGGGTCGAGTACTATTGTAGTATGACAGACTACCAAATGGCTCTAGCCCATTTAGTAGAAGAAGGGAGACCGTATACAAAGTTCTTTAGGCAGTGTTCCCTTAATGGTCAGTTTGTTATGCTCGATAACTCTGTAATAGAGACTGGAGAGGCTATCTCAGACTGGGATGACTACCTGCACAAGGCGCACCTTGTTGGTGCTAAGGAAATAGTTGTTCCTGACGTGTATCTCCAATCAAAAGAGTCACTGGACAAAGCAAGAGAGTTCCTTAAATGGTACCAAAACGCTTCCTTACGTACAGATGACCTTAGTCTCATGCTAGTACCACAAGGAAAAAATGTAGACGAAAGTATAAGGTGTGCATATAACCTTATACAACTTGCTCAAGGAGAGGGGATACAGTATACTATTGGTGTTCCAAGGTCGCTAGTATATCAAACAAAGAATGCTAGTGCTAGAATAAGGGTAATAGACGCTCTTCCTCGCAAAGTACAGGTACACTTACTTGGACAGGCAGAACCCCTATGCACACTAGCTAGAATTAGCCGTCGATACTTTAATGTTAGAGGTATCGACACTAAGTTGCCTTTCAAACTTATACGAAACGGACTTAGAGTTAACGAGATTCTCCCTCGCACTGAGAATAGGGACTTCGAACTAGTACACTTTTTACAGAACCTGAAAACGATTCCTATGGATTTTAGTGAACCGCTTACAGAGTTTTGGAAGGATAGGATTCCTAAACGCTCTCTCCGAGTGTACCCACCAAGGATTTGGGGAGATGAACAACATGACGAATGCCGTCACGCTATTCAGTGTCTAATGAGAGTGTGTCACGGACACGACTCTTGGACAACATACGACATACTTTCAAGAACACCTACATATAATAACAAAGGAGGTTTCTCAGATGAAACTTGTACAGGTACACGAAAGTGAGGTTCTCGCCAGAGGCGGAGGACGTAGAGGAAGGATCAGTTGGCCTATCCTCAAGATGTTTATGGAGTCTAACATACACTTGTGTATGTTGGATCGCGAAGGCCTTCAGCAGACACCTACACAGATAGCTGCTTCCATAAGAGCGTACGCTGTCAAGAAGGAGCTACCTGTAAAAGTGTTCCAAAGAGGAGGCGAAGTCTACCTTCAGAGAACGGACATCGACAGCAAAGGTAACCCAATCCCCAAAGAGTTGCAGGAGGAAATCTCTAAAAGGGAGTCGTCAGTAGCCGAAGGTCCTACCATTGACATCGAGGTAGTACGCAGTACCGACCCTTCTGAAGGTTCACCTGAAAAGGAGTAGTTAAACTGAAAACACTAATTGTTGTGTCAAAAAGGTTCAACGGACACGAGCTGTTCGTAACTTTGCGTCGCTTAGTAGACAATGACATTGGGTTCTACATAGCAACGGATGACAACCTACATTTAGAGGATGAGATCACAAAGAGACCTTTCAAAGCTCACGATACCATAGAGAATATTCACGACACTAGCCCATTCCAAGGTCTCTTTGTGATCAGTGGCAACCTCAAAGACACTATAAGACACTGGCACGATAACCATATTCGTAACCTGGTCGAAGAGTTTGCCACAAGCGACAAGGTCATCGCAGCTATCTGCTGTTCCGTTCCTACTATTAGGTACGCCTGCAAAGAGAGAAGAGTATCGGTCTTCCCTCTAGTTGAAGCCAAAAGGCTACTTACTGACGCAGGTGCGATACTCACTGGTACCTCTCGTACGGTTGACGGAAAGATAGTAACTGCTGAAACCCAAATGTCTACAGGATACTGGGTGGAAGACGCAATAGCTCTTATGCAAGGTCAAACAGTGATAGTAGACCTTCCTAAGACATTTACTCCTCAAGGTACTCTCCGAAACGATCGCCTTAGAAGGTACATTCGTATACGTAACGAGGTGCTACGTGAAAGAAGCAGAAGTCCTAAAGATTCCTGAACAGGAAACACAAACAGGTCCAGGCAAGTGCGAAGAGTGTTCTCTTAGCATTCGTCGAATGGTTCCTGGATACGGTCCAGACAAGGCTAACGTTGTTATAGTTGGCGAAGCTCCTGGCCGTATGGAAGTCCTCGAAGGTAGACCCTTTGTAGGACAATCAGGTAAACTACTCGACGCGATGCTAGAAGGTCTTGGGTACCACCGAAAAGACGTATACACTACGAACGTATGCCTATGTAGACCTGATGAAAACAGAGAGCCTACTGACCACGAGATAATGTGCTGTAACGAAAGACTATATGAGGAGATAAAGTCTCGAGAACCCAAAGTAGTAATCGCTATGGGTAAGACAGCTTCCAGAACCCTTTTCACAGAGAAGTTTGAGGATGCAACCTTACTCGACACTCGCGGAATGTTTAGGTTCAACAGCCGCCTCGGATGCAAAGTGTTCAGTACCTTCCATCCTGCATACTTGTTAAGGTCACCTGATCAGTTCAATGTTACTATGGAGGACTTGGAAACTGCCCTTAATCCTGACATTTGGGACAAGACGTACAATGTAGAAGACGTCACATACCATGTATGTACTACTGCCCTAGAAGCCGTCAAAGAGCTAGAGAAGCACAAAGATGGGGAGGTTGCTGTTATAGACGTAGAGACTGATGGATACAACATGAATACTAACAGACTTCTCTGTGCTGGAATATGTTTCGATGGCAAACATGTTATTGTTATCCCTGAAAAAGTTCTATACGACCCGTTCTTTCGCTGGAACTGTAAACTTGGCAGATTTAGAGCAGTTGGACACAATATAAAGTTTGATGCCAAGTTCATTTCCAAACAACTTGGTGTGAAGATTAACATCTACGGCGACACTATGTTGCAGCACTATGTTCAACTTGAGACACAAGGGACACATGGTCTCAAGAACTTGCTAGGTAGAAAGTTTGGTGTTCCAGACTACAAACAAGAAGTGTTTATATACCTAAAGAAGAAGTCTGACTCTTTTAGAGGAGTACCACCTGAAATTCTACACAAGTACGTCTCTAGAGACGCAGCGTTTACGAGACTTCTATGGGAAGTACAAAGTAACGAGATAAAAGGTACCTCTAGTGAAAAAGTATACGAAACTGTTATGATGCCTGTTGAACGTATGCTCACTGAGATTGAACAGATAGGTATCAGAGTCGACCCTGAATACGCAACAGCGATACACGCTAAAATGAGCAAGGTGTCAAACGAAATTGTTAAGAAGATCCGTGACGCAGCTGGACTTCCCAACTTAAACCCTAACTCGCCGAAGCAGGTTGCACACCTGTTGTATGAACAGCTTGCACTCCCAAGTAGGTTTAAAGGGTCAACTAGAAAGGAAGCTCTACAAAAACTCGAACACTTACACCCCATAGTATCAGACTTGTTAGCTCTTAGACGAAACAACAAACTCCTTAACACGTATGTTGATAAAGTGTTAAGAGTTAAAGACGAAAACGATATGTTGTATCCCGACTACAGACTACATGGAACTACAAGTGGTCGTCTCTCATGTAGAGGAGGACGCAAAGGAAGTGTAGACGAACAAGCAGGCGGGTACCCCATTCAAACTATTCCAAGAGAAGGGGGTATACGTGAGATGTTCATACCAACAAAAGAAGGGAATGTCTTTGTAATGTCCGACTACAACCAAGCTGAAGTTAGAATGATGGCAATACTTTCTGGAGACGAGAACTTGCGAAAGGTTCTCGAAGGTCCACTTAGACTTCATAAGTACTATGCCATAATGAAGTATGGTGAGAACTATACTAAATCTGAGTACATCAGGGCCAAAGCTATTGTATTTGGAATATCTTATGGAAGAAAGGCACGTTCAGTTGCTGAAGAGTTCAACATTACACTAGTTGAAGCTCAAGGTCTAATAGACGACTATTTCGAAAGGTTCCCTAAACTTAAAGAATGGATAGACAAGGTTCATAACGACATTTCTAATGGTGTCATACCTACTTCCTTTTTTGGAAGACAGAGACACTTCGGACTCATAACCGATGCGAATCGAAACGAGGTAATGAACGAAGCTGTAAACTTCTACTGTCAAGGTCCAGCTTCTGACGTAACTATTCTAAGTGCAGTAAAAGTGTGTGAGGAATTAGGACCTGTAGTAAGAGCGCTTCTACACGATTCCATTATGATTGAAGTACCTTTGGAAGAATACCAGGAAGCAGCCTGTGTCCTAAAAGACATTATGGAAAGTACTCCACACAAGTGTTTCGACACCAAAGGCATCCTTTTTCCCTGTGACGTTCACGCAGCGACGAGGTGGTCTGACGAAGATGAATATAGTCTCCCTTTAGACCTATAGAGAAGTCTACTAATCACTAAAGGACACTTCAAGGGAGATATATAAAACAAAGCGTAAAACCCATGGATATCTAGGAGAACCTTATGAAGATTCTTAAACAAGGTAGCAAAGGAGTAGACGTTGTGACCCTTCAGAGGGCACTAAACGTCTACGGTTACGGACTCGCACTCGATGGAGAGTTCGGTCCTTTAACAGAAAAGGCACTGAAATCCTTCCAAGAGAGGAACGGTCTGTATCCTGATGGTATAGCAGGTCCACTTACTTATGCCAAATTGAAGTCCCTCATAGACGGCTTTGGAGACTTCTACTCTCCACCCAAAAAAGCGGAAAAGTACAGCAAGTACTCCTTTTACGAAGCAATCATCCTTCAAGATTGTCCTATAAGGATTGCGGTCTTGAAGTTTGCTGAAACAGCCTTAGGTCGCGAAGAAGAGAAAGGGAACAGAGGCCCTATCGTTAGAGCTTCTATGGAAGGTTACGAAGGAGGAGAAGAAGGGTCTCCTTGGTGTGCAGGCTTCGTTACTAAATGTGTAGAGTTCGTGTATAAGTGCAGAAACCAACACGCTCCAATTCCAAGAACCTTTTATGTCCCCTATCTAGCTAGGAATGCACAGGCTCGGGGGATTTATACTGAAGACTTGTCCAAAGTTAAGAAGGGTCACATCTTTATGACTGAAGGTTATAAACACGTTGGCTTTGTTAAGTCTGTAGATAGGGACGCCAAGAACATAACAACTGTAGAAGGGAATGCAGGCGACAAAGTAGCGTCACAAGTTCGTGACGCTACTAAGTTGTCTTTTATAACCTACAGTTAACTAAGTTGTTAGCCCTGACCTTCGTGCTGCAAAGAGACCAAGGATGGTCTCTATTGGTACCGCATACTTTACTAGCATGTCCGATACTCTTTGCAGCGCTTCGTCAGGTGAGTGTCCTGTCCACCACGACCCAATAACTGTGAGTACCAGAAGGAAAACACAGAAAATGGTGAAGCTCTTGTACCAAGGCTTCTTTTTAACAAGCTCCTTATCTTTAGCCATAACAGCCTCCTCACAGAGAATTTTGCATTTTAACTTGTCAAGACTGACAGCAGCCTCAATGCCAAGGTTTATTTCATGTTCTTCGAGTACGTTAGGGTAAGTAGACTTTACAACTTGAAGAACCTCTTCAGCTTTCTTAGCCCCAGGAATCCTTCTTTTAGCCTCGTGAGCGACGGCGGTTTTGATTGCTGTCCAAATAGGGTCTGGGATAACTTCGGTAATGCTATCTTCAAGTTTCTGAGCCTTATACTTCAACTTGTTAACTGCTCGTTTACCTTTTCGGAAGATTTTTGTTAGCCAGCTCATAGATTACTCCAAGATATCCATAAGATTTGCCTCAAAAACATAAGTATCCTCTGATAGCTTCTCAGGTTGCTACATGATTTCTGTGTAGCATTAATAGGAGACTATTGTATAACTTGTAAAGGAAGAGGTACCTTATATCAGTATCCGACCTTAATTGGTATGTTAGGAGTATTCCCCAGTGTCGAACTAGCATAAGGTACCTCTTCCCTACAAACTTAAACTGGTACCGATTGCTTGGCACAAAGGGGGAGGGTGCTAACAAACTCAGGTACCAGATAAGGTTGTATGCGAAGGACGTCATTACTACTTGGGTGAGTTTACTAAAGAAGTGATTAGGGCGATTATTACTGCTCCTGTAGCTGTAATAACTGTACCAATGACCACACGATACCAATATAGGACGCGATTGTTCATTTCCCTCTCTAAGTTATTGATACGGTTGTTGACATTGTTAACGGACCTCGGAACTGAGTCTGCTACGTCCTTTAAGTTCTTGGCAGTCTCACGCATGTCCTCTGTAATGTGCTTTAACTCGTTTGAGAGTACAGCAGTGGCCTTTTGTTGTTCTGTTATACATAAACGCAGCTCCTCAATGGCCTTCCACTGAGCGTTCTCTTGACGACGTATCTCCTTCATAGTAGGACTAGAAGTAAGCTGAACCTCTAAGTTGTCCATCTAAGTGCTCCTTAAAGGTGTTTTTCCTATAGTTTCACGGATAGCGTTCACTATCTCTATAGAGAGTGGGTTTCGTATCTTTTTGTCAGGTTTACCTTTATCGTGCAGGTTGGTGTCCTCAAATATAGCTCCACAGTAACCACATTGGTCGCACATGTATCTCCATACCCCTGTAAGGGCACGAACTTTCTCTGGTAACTGTACGACTCGGATGTCACTCGAATTACAGTTACTGCACTTTGTTGGCTTACTTATTGTCACTAGAAGTGCCTCCTTACAATCCATTCGGCTATATTCAAGCCAGCTCCGGCCAAGGTGTTATATGGCGCTAGAACGGGTACTATTGCTACCAAAGTGTTCCAATTGCAGAAGTTTGCCGTTGAGTAGCCCAAGGCGTCAATCCCCAATCCCGAAGCGGAATCGTAGACGACATAAGTCATCGTCCCACTTGCTGCTGCTACGCCCTTCCAGCCTACCTGTCCGCCCGCTGGCTGAGCCACTATGGTGACATTTGGCAGTAGAGGGTCGCTAGTAGGAATGCCCGCTATTGCCTCGCCCATTGCTAGCGCAGCATAATTTGTATCTGGGAGATTGTCAGCAAAACTGGCACCCCAACCATCTGGTATTGGAGGTGCATTTGCAGCTACATTCGCTGCACCGCCACAGTATCGGTTACGTGTCGCGCCACTCCATAGTCGGTCGTACTTCTTAGTATATCCTGCACCTAATAAGTCTACATAGTCAGCTGTCTGGAATAGTTCCGAACCAGGTGTGTTATAGACAATTGTTCCTCCACCTACTTGTTGAAGGGACAGCCAATTGTAACGATTTGCAAGGTTTTGGGCATTTAGGATGCTACTAGTAGTAGCCACTAACTCTAAGAGAGTAGTGTCTGAGGCTCTATCACGATGGGTCCAGGAACCAGTGGCTCCTGTAACACATGTCATAGTGCCACAGGTACCACTGTCGATAGTACCTATGGTACCCGCTGCAACAGCTCCAGCACCAAAGTATTGGTATACATAAAGGCTTCGGAGTACTCCAGGATTTAGCGAATTACCAATAGACAACTGACGATTAGTTGCATCCCACCCCAAATAGTCTATGTCGCTAAATGTCCACTTAGAATTGGCTGCGTCCCAGTATAGTAACTGTCCTTGAGACGTACCTGGGTCGACATACGCTCCTGTACCTATTGCTACCCAAGTAGTTGCTGTAGCATCGTATATGTAAAGTAGTTGCTCATCGTCGCGGTAAAAGAGTTGCCAGTTTTCTGGGGTTCCTGGAAATGCATTTCCACTGTCTACTTCTATACCTATCTCTAGCTGCTCGTTACCTACAGGGTTAAGTACTACCGTCTTAATAGATGTCCCTGCAGATACTTTGGAGTTGAGATAGTCCTCTGTAGTATCAGTACTTGTAACCTTTACTAATTCGTCTTGGGAACTAGTAAAGTCGTCACTTCCTGCACCTGTAGAGTTGTAAAAGCTTTGTCCAACGTTAGGGTCTCCTACAGTACGGTAAAGTAGGTCCTGTCTTCTGATTTCTTCGCCAATTAGGCGTCGTATCGCATATCCTAAAGGATTTATCTTCCAACTACGTGCTAATAGTCTATTGGTCATGGTCCTAATGGAGGATCAGTATAGTAATCAGTACCCTCTATTACTACTCCCCCTGAACTCATCTTTACTCCTTCAATCAAGAACTTACGGTTAGTGTCTTGATTGTACTCGTCTACAAGAGTTGCTGTCTTATACAGTAACTCTCTGGGGTCGAAGTCAGTTTCATACACAACCCTTTGGTTAAGTCTTATATAGTTAACACACAAGGTAAGTGCTCTAGACGAAGTATCCCCTTCCGTCAATACTAGGTTCTGATCGTCTATAAGTGTAGGATAACCCATCTCCGAGAACTTCCTTACCAACTGTGTTGAGTATATAAGAGGTTTGGTAGCATCCGATACAATAGCAGTCTCAAAGAACTTTGACCTACCATAGACAGCAATCGCTCCCAATACCAACCAACGTCTATTCTTCCTACCTGGTCCCTGCCACCTTCGTGCTCTCTGGGCAATCTTTATATGCCTTACAAGTCCTGTAAAGGTTGGGTCCCTGAACTCCTTAATCTCATTAGGCTTTAGGGGATACGCATCTGTCTCAGGACTAAAGAGATCCCAATTAGTTACAGGTCCAGGTGGATAAGAGACGTTATCTGAACTACATAGTATCCGTGTAGTCCAGATTGCACTTCCATGATCAGAGTTTGGTTGGCCTACAACTATCTTCTCTAAAGTATACAAGGCACCTAAGTCTATATGGACGAAGTCAAAGAGAGTGTCTTCCGACCATCCATTAACGTCCCTAAACACTGCCCAACCTGTAGTAGTATCAGGATCCTTAAGGTTACTAATACTACCAAACCTTCCTTGATAAGGTTTCTCAGTCCCTTGACCAGTCCAAGGAGGTATAGTAGCTAAGTTAGTAAGAGTAGCTCCCTCTATAAGGTTCTGATTATTAGCCTTCTCTGCTCTTACTATAACATGAGGATAATACTCATCTAAGTTACGAGGCAACCCTATCGACTTCGTCCAGAAGAGCCCATCTATCTCAGCAGGGTTGCTAGCCTTATTAGTAAAGTCATCCTCATCCAACCCTATAACTTTGTCAGTTACAGGATCATAGTACAACCTGTACATTAATGAGAACTTTTCTCCCGTTAGCAGCTTTATCAGATCCTCTACATATCCATCGTCTCTCTTCCACTCAATATAAGAAAGAGCACTTCCAGGTGAAAGATTTAGGTCACTTACTGAGAACCCAGGGCCTCCGTCTCCTTTAGAGAACGTTAGGGCACTTGTCAAGACCTCTTTTACTCTAAGAACTCCCTCAGCTCCAGTGTAGGCATAAACTTCAAGGGCTGCTGCAAGTCCCTGGGACTGCAAAGTATAATTAGGAGGCGGAGCAGGTACAGTTACGTTTAGTTGAATCTTCCCATCCTCGACATAGATTTCGTAAGCGTCTCTTGGAACAGGATTGCCACTAGGGTCATATAGCCATATTCCACCAGGTTTCCAAGGACGCCTTGCGGTTCCACTATAGGCCTGGGGATGAGCAACAGGGTCAACTACAAGTACACGACCTCCAGCAACTAAAGGTATTAAGGTAACCGGACCAGGAAAGGAAAAGAACACTCCAGACTCCATGTATCCTTCTCTTGAGGACTCGTCGTCTGGAGCACCAACAGTTCCAAGCTTAGTTACTGTTTTATGACACCTATACAATTTGTCTTTGGCTTCTACTCTAAGTACCTCATCGGTCAGAGACACTTCACGAATATAGCCCCTAAATACATACTGCTCTTCCCAAGTACCATCTAACATTCGTACACGACACTTTATCCTAACCTCAGACGCTAACTGTAGAGGGTTATTCTCATCATACTCATCGTAATAGGACAAATGACCTGAAACCCATCTGCGTTCAACCTCAAACTTAGCGGTTGCATACAGAGACGTTCCACCGTAGCTTAGCTCTGGTGCACCTAATAAAGGTATTGTAACCCAATCTAAACCATAGAACGCCTGAGCCCCAGACCGAGCTTCTAGTACGTACTCATACACAACACCTTTACCTTGTCCAAGTACCTCGTCGATTTTGTATGAAGTAAACGTCACTAGTAACCTCTATCCCAATACCTTGGAGATATAGTCTCCTCACTCATAGCCGTAACAACTCCAGCTCCTGTACTCCCAGGAGCTAGTTCTACCTTTACAAGTGTCTTAGCACTAGCATGTGCATTTACAGCAGCCATAACCTGACTTGCTGTAGAAGTAATGTTTCCACTACCATCAGTAGCTAGATTTACGAGGATCTTGTTATAATCAGTACTGCTAGGAGACAAATTGCAACTCACAGACAAAGGCTGTGAAGGTGCTCCTGGGTCAATGTAAGTAACACTCATATACCTATGGTTCCAATAGTTCTCGGTCAATGCTACTTGGTCATACGGAATATACCTAAGGTCTGCATTAGCAACACCTAAGTCTGTTGTAAAAGGCTCATTTAGTACTCCATCCTCTACAAGATGGAGATCGAACTCATACTTATCGGACATATCTGACAAAAGCATCCTAACAGGAGTCAAAGGTCCTCCACTAGGAGAAGAGCCTGGGGGCCAGTAAACTTCCCATCCATCATATCTTACGAAAGGTATAAGGTCGTCGGGTATACCTTTTAAGTACCCTCTAAAGGCTCTCTTGATGCCTTCGGTTTCGTCTCGAAAGAATACTACTATGTCCCCAAGGTTGTTTTTAGCTCCTACTAAAGTGTTAAGTAGATACCAAGTGTTCCCGCTCAGAGTGCAGGTTTTGTTCATCTCTTCCCACAAAAGTCCTAAGACTACTTCGTTCAAGTAGTCTTGTTTAGGATCCTTTAGAATCCTTACAAGTCCATCTCTCCTTCTAGAGTAAGTAGTGTTATAGGTATTCTTTCCACCTTCTAAGGTAGCGTAGCTAAGTTCGAACGAAACCTGTGTGGTTACGAAAACTATCTTAGGCCAGATTTTCATTACTGGTGTTGTCATGAACTAAATATAGGCCAGATTTTCATTACTGGTGTTGTCATGATCCGAATATGGGTGCTAATCCTGCTGCAATTTCACTTTGGATCTGTTTGGCTGCATCAGCAGCTACTTCCTCTGACGACCCTCTGTTAACTTGGATTCCGTGAATGTTTATCTGCATTGTTCTTACTAGTCCAGAAAGAAGTAGTGGCTTAGGAATGAGCCATGACAGTAAATGACTTGGCCACTTCCACTCTAGAGGAATGGATTGACTCGCAATGTTGACGTCTACCTTGTCTTTCTTCTTGAACAGCTTACCTACCCATCCAAACAGTCCTGAGATGATGCCTCCACCAAGAGCGCCAAGTATGTTACCTTTTAAGCCTCCGCCTATAGCAGATGAAATTGTTGTTGCAGCCTTCTTACCTATGACAGTTCCAAGGGCAGCGAACATGTTAGAGATAGCGTCTCCAATACTTCCAGAAACAATTGACTTACCTAAGTCCCAGAAACCTTCAATAAGAGTGTTACGTAGTTGGACACTAAATTCCATTAGAGCTTGTGCATACTCGGCCTCTGCATCTTTTAGTCCTTCCTCTGCTTCCCATAGTTTCTGTTCCAGTTCATCAAGTATCTCTTTACGAGCGCCACCCTCTTCCGTTTCTATTTTGATTTGAGTTCGTATTTCCTTAAGCCGTCTCTTAGCGTCTTCTACTGCCCTTTCCGCTAGTTCTATGTTAGAAGCAAAAGGCATAAGGATTTCTTCACGACGCCGTTGCCTATCGATACTCTCTTGAACTAAGTCCTGTTGAGCTATTCTCCAACGTGTTGCTTCTAACTCTAGTCTATATAGGTCTTCTTCCATCTCACGTAACCTGTTAGTAGCTTCTATCCTCTCTCTTAAAGCCTTCTCTTCACGTTCTTTTTGTGCCTTTATACGCTCCTCTACAGTGTCTTGTATTTCCTTTTCAAGTGCGTATATGTTATACTGGACGTCAACCTCTTTGCTTCGGAGATCGAGTAATGCTTCCGCCAAAGCTTCTTGGGGTACCAAGCCCTTTTCGACTAAGTCCTTTACAGTATCAACGTAAGAGGCGTATAAGTCCCTAATTCTTTCTGCATATATAACCTTGATTTCTGTCTGTTGTAGGTTAGTCTTTCTAAGTAAGGCTTCCCTTTCATCTATCTTAATAACACTCTCAAGGTACCTTAACCTACGAGCCTCTTCTGCTAAATAGTCCTTACGACTTCCAGCTCCAGTACCTTCTTCTCCAATGTCTCTACCTTCACCTCTAGCTCCAACCTCACCTCCTAAGTACTCTTTTGTAAGGACGTCCCATTGTGCTTGTGCAGCTTCAAGATCCCTTTGTACAGCGTCCAATCGAGCTTGGTAGGACTTCTCACCTGCCCCTCGGGATACTTCTTCTGCCCATTCAGCAGAAGGTCCCCCTGCCGGAGCTGCTACAACTTCAAGAATTGTACCCCAGAACGGTCTCCCTGGTCCAGCTTTCTGTAAGGCTTCCTTTTTTGCCTTTAAGTTTTCTATCTCTTGACCTACTAGCCTCAATTGAACTTCTAACGTTCTCTCTAACTCCTCTCTATATTCCTTAGCAAACTGCCTTAACCTGTCAAGAGCCTTAGCAACACCTCCAGATTCACTTACGAAAGTTGCAAAGGATGCAGGAACCTTATCTCCAAGGAACACTCTAAAGGAGTCCCACATGACGTTCATCTCTTTAACTTCTTTGCTGGTCTTATCAACCTTATTAGCAAGTTCCACAAACTTTCCTATAAAGGAGTCATACGTCCCAAGGAACCCTTCTAACTGAGCCGCGTTCTCTGCACTTACCCTTTGCTCTTCGTTTAGGAAGTCTATTGCCTCTTGGATCGCAGTTGCCTCTGCAAAATGTGCCTTTTCAGCTTCGTGTAACGCATAGACAAGAGCTCCCAAAGCAGTAACAACACCTGCTATTGCTAACCCTAATGGACTAATCAAACTCAATAAGGTACGCATACCTGTAACAATACCAGCTCCTGCAAAAGTGGCACCTACACCAACTATTGTTAACCTAAGTCTTACAAAGGCCAAAGTTAGTGCTATTACCCCTTTCTCTAACAAGGTAATGAGAGCCCATACTCTATTGATAACGTATAAGGTAACCAGAGCCTTTACAAGTGCAAATACCGCAGCCGTTAAACTAGTAAAGAGCATTGGGGAATCTCTGAGGACTTCCATGAGCCCTCTGAGACCTGCTACTATTGGCTTCCATAGAGGTTCGAAGGCGCCGACTATTTGATGGGCTACATCCTGTATAACCCAGAGTCTGTCTTCCAGTACTTTCTGAAGGTTGAAGAGGTACCTATAGACTCCTTCAATTAAGGCGCGATATTCAGGAGCAAGAGCTTCGCCGATCCTCATAAAGATGACCTTAATTCGGTCGGCAATGTTGGAGATCTTAGTAGCAAGGGTATCCTCGACGAACTGAGCTAAATATCCGAAACGGTTTTCGAGGATTTGCATTGCTGCTTGGAAGGCTTCTTCAGGAGCGGACTTGAGTTTACCACTCTTTTCGAACTCGATACCATAGGTACTTAATAACTCTCTAGAGATACCCAAGCCTGCTAACTGTCGAATCTCAATAACTCCTGCCTTTAAGTCTGCAAGGGCACGGACTACCTGTAACATTCCTGCAGGTAGTCCCATAACTTTGGCAGTTAACCCAAATAGTAACAGCTTCTCTTTTAGGTCTTCTACTGCTTCTGTTGTGTCAACAGCGGCAATTTCAAAGGCAAGGAGTGCAGTTGTACCTTGGATGATGTCCTCTATCTGAATTGGAGTACGAGCAGCAAAGTCTAGTAACTCCTCGTACACCTCTTTAGCTCTTGTGGCACTCTTCGTAAAGGACTGCATTGTCAAGATGGCTAGTTCCATCTCGGCAAAAGCGTCTATTGTGGCCTTACCAATGTTTTCTACAGCTACTCCAATGGCTCCTAAGGCAAGCTGAACGTCCGCAGCCGTTCTTCCTAGGCGCTGTAGGCGTGAGTCTACGTCAGTTGCGAACCTGTCAACTGCACGAGCTCCTCTTGTTAGTCCTCTAACAAGACCTGCGCCCTCAAGAGTTAGTAGGACGCTTAGAACGAACTGCGTTCTTGCCATAGACCGATTGTATCACCTCCTCATCTTCGTCTGGCTTACCGAGGTACCAATGCAGAAGTTTCTTGTGAGACAACTTCAACTTCCTTTGTACCTTGTCGACACTTTTAGGATCTGCGAAAGGATTGGTGTGCAGACTTCTGAGTTGGCTAAGTATAGCGTCTTCAGCCAACTTGAACTGCACCGTATCCGCCCATAAAGTCAGTTGGGCTTCGGTCATCTTCTTAATCTCCTCAATTGTGAACCCAAAATGTTTCAGATCCGCAATGTTAGACATTAATCCGGAGAAGTCTCCATCTTCCCGATGTTGTCCTCCTCTGACTTTACCGAGAGGAAACTCCCCACGAGACCGAAAAAACGCTTCACCTTTTTGTTGTCTCTGAAATGAACACGTAAGGCGATATCTGCAACAGATAAGACGTCGTCAAAGTACATTCTGTTGAGGTCTTCCAGTTTGAGCTTAGCACCTTCTTCAGGAGCAGAGTTAGTAACTGCTAGGACAAGTCTCTTAACAATCTCAACAGGAATCTCAGTAAGGTTAGACATTATCACAGACTGTACCATACCGGATACAATCGCGAGCTTATCCTCTTCGGAAGCACTCTTTTTGGATAAAGCCTCTAAGTACTCAGATACACCTCGTGCAAACTGTTCGAACTCCTCCCAATAAAGTCTGCGTATATACACAGACCTATCAGAGAGTTCTACCTTCAAGAAAGGTACAGTTCCCAGAACAAGTTGTTCTATCTCAGACCGTTCCACTCTTTAACCTCCGACTTTAATTAGTACGTACTCGAATCAATGTACCCGAGCTTGCCACTAATGTCACGCTTATAACCTATCATGTTATAAGTGGGATCGGCTAAGCATGGCCAAGTAACGTCAGCGCCACGTTCGAAGTCCTCTTCGGAGAATGGGAGTGTTACGTCTCCTCCCTGTGGATTGACTCTGTATAGATAGAACACGTGTCCCTCTTCGTACCCGTTGGAGCCTTTTGACAGCTGCGTAACCTTCAAGACGAGATAGTCCGGAATAGATGTACCTCCACCGATGTCTGTTCTGATGCTACGTGGAACGTATCGGCTATAGGTAATAGTAACAGCTTCACCTTCGTTGATGTTACCCGTAGCAACTCTCTGAATCGTCCCTGCCGCTGCATCAAAGTTGAAATCTGTGCCATCAGCGAAAACTGTTACACCATCGTCTGACTCTACCACATGAGACGTTGTAGGTGCAGCTGCACCGGGCCAGTTAGGGGTACCTACTTGAGCCTCGTCAAAGAGAACTATAGATGTAGCAGTAGTCTCCCCAATACGTGTAGCAGCAGCGGTAGGATCCCAAGTGTTTCCTACTACTGCTACGTCCTGGAAGTACACTGTATAATGATGAGGGGTAACACCTGCAGGGGCTGTCCAGTATACAACAACAGCATCGTTCAGAGCCACTGCTTGGTTGTCGGCTCCTGTAGCAGGATAGCTTCCGTGAACGAGAACCGTCTCATCCTCATCGTACCAAGCAATTACACCAAAGTTGTAGTTGCCTGCAGCCCATGTACCTGCACCTGCTAAGTTTGAGATGGTTGGGTTCATCGTAGGCGGAGGCATGTTAGTTGTTACTCCGTAAGGATGCAACAACTTATAAGTGTTCTCTCCATACAAATGTCGAGACTCCTTTACTACCTCTACTGTAGCCGCATCAGCTGTAGGAGTAGATCCAATAGCAAAGAGTGTCTTGGAGACGATGGGGTTGATCTGCTCCATCAACGAGAAGGACAGCTCACCTGTTTCCTCTAAAAGTCTCTGTTGAGAAACAAGCCTCTTACCTTCGAGAGCCATTCTCTGGTCAGCGAATGTTCTCCTAATAGCAATCGAACAATCCCTCACAACACCAAGCTCTTTGAAGGTGACATTACCTGCAGCATCAGTATACTGATACGCAATACGTGCATATCCGATATGGTTAAAGATCGGATCTGTATAAAGGGCGTTACTCACTACTTCTCACCTCCTTCTTTGTCAGAGTAAGAAACGATAGCACTTTTAGACGGTTTGGGTTCTTTGACTTTAGAGAGGAACAGAGGCTTCCCTTTGTCATCCTTTAGTTTAGACATCTCAACAAAGAAGTCCTCGTCAGATTCCACAACCTGACCTTCTCGAAGGATTTTAGTAGTAACCTTCTGTACCTTCTCAGAATCAATAGCATACCCAATGTCCACATCGCGTACGATAAGGTACCTCATAAGTAACCTCCTTAAACAATAGACGTATCCTGATAGCGAACATCAAACGTTACGTTCGCTATCATCAAAACATCAGGGCTCTCTGCAAACACGTCACTCATCTCAACGTCAGTACTCTGCCACACAACAGCTTTTGCTAAGCCGTCTAAACACGGCTGACCTTCAAAAAGCTGTTGAATAGCACGAGCCTTATCAAAGAGAGCTCTATTGGTGTCTTCAACACGTGTAACAGTATCCACTAACACAATCAGTAAGGACATGTGCTTAGTTCCAGGAGACCCTGCTGACTCTACCAGTTGGCCTACTACACATGCTAAAGGGTAGCGAAGTTCAGGGTTCTCTAAAGTTAGAGACACTAAGAGTCCTTGCAACTCAGGAGGTACACCTGTAGTTGCTGCACCTTCTAGAATGTCGACAACCTTCTGTAAGATGTCAGACTCACGACTTGCCACGTACTATCCCCTTCATATGAAAGACAATCCTCTGAGCCAACAACCTTGACTCTTCAGGAGTGATATAGAGGAACTCTCTTGGAGGAATAACGATAGCCTTCTTCCTCCCAAGAGTCATAGTAGTCCTAGGAGTACGTCCCTTTCCTGGACGAAACTTCTGATAGTAGGAGCCTAAAGGAATCTGCTTAGGACTTCCAGCTTTGATGGTAGCTCCAAACTGTTGAGGTAGTGCGTACTTTACACTAGTACCTACCTCAATAGACGTACGTACCTTAGACACGTTAACCCTCTTAGTAATAGAAGAAAACAGTCTCCCAGTATCCCTAAGAGGTTGAGGTTCACCGATTCCTGTTCCTACTCCATGAGCCCCAAACAGCCACGCCTTCCACCCTTTTTTCCTTTCTCTAGCAGCTCTTATAGACCTTCCCTCACTTCCAATCCTTCTTAAAAGGATTGTAAGAGGTGCTAGAGGCGGCCAAGGCTTCCCAGAAGAGTCTCTCTTTTGTAGAAAGTGTGCCCTTTGCTGGTTCACCATCATCTCTGCTAGAGAGTTAACAAGTTTCCGTGCGTTGTACTGGCGAGATATCAACCTAAGAGCTTTCAGGAGTTCAGGTACTCCTTTTACAGCAGAGTACTTACCACCCTTAGCATAGGTGTACACCCCAGCAACTGTAGGCTTAGAAACCACTAAGTTCCTCCAACGAGAACGTTCGGTCAACGTCGTCAGTGGTACTCCTCATAACGTCTAAGGAAGAACGTATATCGGTACCACTAGCCAACTCGACTTTACGTCTTCCCTGAGAAATGTCCATCAAGCGTTCCTCCTGCTTCACGTATTCCTCAAAGAAGGGATTTACTCCTCCTTGGAACTGCCTTCTTAGGTATGCATGGTATAGGACATGAATCCTACACGCAAACTCTACAGAAGGAGGAACTGGGGAAGCAAGAGGAACGCTTGTGACAAGTCTTAAAAAGTCATCAGCCCAAGCGTCTGCATTGGCAATTAGCCCATTCAACACAGTCTGAGCATTAGCGGATGCCAAGTTAGGTGGAGTGTTGACGTCGTCAACCAAACCTGCAAGTGTGGCTTCCTTGATACTCTCTAAGATGTCAGCTTGTGTTGTATAAGCCATCTTAACCTCTTACAGACAGGTGTGATATAGGAATCCTGCAATGAACAAGCCTGCAGCGTCAACTCCTACACGCTTGACGTCATAGTACCAGTCCTGCTCAATCCAGTGAGCTCCTCGAACTCCACCAAGACCAGGTTCGAACCAAGTACCCGTCATCTTTCCTCCTACTGCTCCTCCAGGAGTCCACTGGAAAGTGTATCCTGTAGCAGGTCGTCTAATGTGTGGCGAAGGAGGCACGTACATGAGCACGACGTCGTCTCCGTTCCAGAAGTCCTGAAGCTGTGACCCAGGAGCGCTAGGCTTAGCATCGACAAGGGTCATTGCCTTTGCAACGTATACGTTGTCTACTTCCAACTGTCTTGCGGCAATTGCAGGAGTGTACGACTCTGCTGAGACGTACATGTACTTCTCACGAACTTCGGGAAGCTCCTTCCATACGTCCCATACAGTGGGCGAAAAGATGATAGTGTTAGGATCCATTCCAATGAACTGACGAACTGCTCTCTTGGCAGCCCAAATGTCTTGGAACGGAGTATCACCTGCCTGGCCCCACTTAGTTGCAGGGGTTCCTACAACATTGGCATTGTAGTTGGCCTGAGTAGTTAGCATCGTTGCAACTGTCTGTTCGTGCTCCAACTGCAAGCTGTTCATGAGGAATTCCATAGAATCAACCTGCAAACTACGAAGGTCGGAAGCCGCTTCCTCAGCAACCGTAATAACGTCCCTCAAGCCGTGGCCATCGCAACGATAGTTATCGAGGCTCATCCGACGTGTAACGACGTTAGCATACGTATGCTTCTCAAGACGGCTGTTGTATACGCGGAAAGCTTCCTTGTCGAATACGTAGTACTGGTCGGACTGCTTACTGACATTTACTGCAGGAAACAGTTTCAATCCTATAAGGGAACCTTCGAGGGGTTTGTACTGAACGCTTAGGTTTGTAAGGGCTACATCGATGTGTAGACCCGGTGCACCAGCTGGTCCAACTACTCCCATTAATTATCACCTCCTTCTACAAAGACTCTGAACTCGTTAGCTGCAGCCGCTGCAGCTTCGAGTGCCCTAGCAACTGTACATCCCGCACCTGCAAGGTACGTCTGAGCCATAGCAGTTACAACACCGCTTCCGTCGTTACCTGCAGCGTTAGCTCCAGTAATCAGTGCAGAAGCTGTGGCATCAGCTGCAATGGCTGCGATAAGGTCTGCAGCTGTGCTAACTATAGCACCAGCTCCGTCGGTTTCGAGACTGATGTCGATGCTGTAAGGGTTAGTAACGGTAATAGCAAGAGGCTGAGACGGTGCTCCAGGATCCGTATAGGTAATGTTAACGAGATTACCAACAAGCCCCTGCATCCTTCTGGTAACTGTCCACACAATGTCGTTATTTGCTCCTGTAAGTGCAGTAGTCAACGACGCTGCATTGGGAATGAGACGTCCAGTTGTCATAGCCTGAAGAAGATCTCCTTCAACAACAGCAGCACCAGCGACAGCATAGTGCTCACCCAACATGCAAACCGAACAGTTGTGATTAGCAATTGTCCTATCAGCTAGGAGTCCTAAACAGGAGTTTCCTTGAACTGCAGGAAGGCTCGCCAACCCTGTGGCAGCATCACGTTCTACAGCCAGGAACGAATCCAAGTTGGCATCTGCCACGAATGCTTTGAAAAAGTTAGCATCCATTAGTAGTTTTCACCTCCTAAGAAGTACTTCCTCGGATAAAGGCCTCGCGCCGAGCTGCATAAGCCTCGTCTCCTTTTTTACCTTCTGCGGCCATCTCGACCTCCATGGCCAACTCGACATTCTCAAGAGGCAGACCTGTGTTCTCGGCGCCACGAGGAACAACCTTGTTAAGAACTGCTACCTTCTTAGGATCGTTCCCACCTGTGACCTTTTCACTGAACAGCGACTCTTTAGAAGGTAGTTCGTCAACTATCTTAGACAGTATGTCCAAGAGGCTAACTTCTACCTCCTTACCATCTTCCTTGCCGTCTTCAGTGAACTTTACAGACTGCCCAGCAACAGCTTCCGCAAGAGCCTCAAGTCCTGCTTTGCGCAGCCCCGGTGGAACCTTGCTAACGAGAGCATTAACCTTGGCATCTCTCTCAGCCTTGTCCGCACGGGCATTAGCCTCATTCAACTTTTCCGTGAGCTCGACAATAGTCTTGTCAGTCTTCTTCACGAACTCGTTGAACTTAGCCGTCATCTCCGCAAAAGCCTGATTCTCTTCGGGAGTGTCCTTCTCCTTACTACTAAAAAGGTTTGTAATAAAGTCCTTAACTTTTGTGGTTACGGTCTTCTCTACAAACTCTTCAGTAATAGGAGTGTCATGGGTATCTTTGTCTTTTTCCTTACCCATAGAAACCTCCTTCAAAATGTGATATTGTCCATTGTCATCTTCTGACAACTCGACAAGCGGCTTCATCCCCTTGATAGCAGGAGCCTTCTGACCTAAAAAGGCGAGACCCTTAGGATACTTTCCCATACCATCAAGGTTTATGTAAATCTCTGGCGAAACCCTTAGATACCTTTTCTCTGAAAGGTCGTTAATAACTTCTTGGGGAACGCCAGCAAGGTCAGCATAGAGTGAATTCCCTTCCAAGTGCAACTTCTTAATATACCCTATACTCTTTCCCTCAGGTTTATGGTCTACATTAACAGTTGCTGTATGATACTCAGGGTTGTACACTTCTGCCAAATGTTTCAAGTCATCAAGAGTATACTCGACCTGACCTTCTTGATTAGAAGGTTGAAAGGTTCCTACTCTTATATAGGGAACCTTCTTAATTTCGGCAAACTCCTGAACGTACAAGTCATCTTCACTGTATTTACCAAACTTCTTTATTTGAGCTAACCGAGCCTCTGCCTTCTCAAGAGTATCATAACATCCAAAGTTCTTGTTCGTCTGATGACTGTAGACACAGTACTTACTGCCTACTTTCCGAATCATGCAGCCCTCCTTAATACAGAAGGTGACACTTTACCAAATCCCTTTTGAGCTTTCGGAGTCATAGTGTCCCACGTAACAAACTTTGCCTTCCCACTTTCTAAGTCTTCATGGTAGGATACAACATCTACCCACTCAAGGACGGTTCGACAGTTAAAGTGGAAAGGAGGAATCATCATTCCAGACATTACTTCCGAACGAGTTACATAACGTAAGTGCAACGCCTTACAAATGTCCGTAGTACGATCGTCTATAACTGCCACCAAGCGTCCTACAGGAAACATATTGGGATCTAAGTCGTATCCTCTAGAGAACGCACCTACGTTATAGGCTCTCTGTATGTTTGTACGGAACATGGTCTCGATGTCCTTAGCAGGGACAAGATTGAGCTTCCCAACTCTATTAATAAAGGAATCAAGGGACTCCCCAGATGAAAGTGCATCGGTTAACTCGTCTCGTAACCTTCGTACAATAGTCTGATCGGTAATGGACACAGCTGAGAACGCTAACGAGCGCGCTGCAAAGTCCAGACTCTTAAACCTCTCATAACTCATAGGTACAAGGGTCATCATATACGCAATTGCTTCAATAGGAGGAAGGTCAAATGACATTTGTACTTGAGCCTTCTCCACAAACGACACCACATTCCTCTTCTTAGTAACTACTGCGTCATCATACCCCACAATTGCTGCCAACCATCCTTGCACGGTCAGTATCCGCTCCAAAGGTTCCATATCAAGGAGCAACTTTAACCTCCTCAAGTACCTGTGCAAGAGCGTCAGCCAAACTCATTGGACGCTCCATCCATTTACGAATAGCCTTCTTATACATATCAACTGTCATATTAAGACCAGTCTCTACCGCATTGTTCTCTATAGCCTCCAAGTTTTCCTCAGAGAACTGATACCTACGTTGTTCGTTCCGCCTGTACATTCCAAGTTGCCGCCGAGCACTCTGTGTAGACGCTAGGCGACCTGCTCCTGCAGGAGAACTAGAAACCTGTCCAGGTTCAGGAGGCAAGAGGGGAGACCCTACACTATTCTTATGGTCTACTGCTAACTCATCATCAGGTCTTGGAACAGGTCGCCCATATCTTTCATAGTAATACTGCGTAGACATGTGTACACCTAAATCTTCCAAGCCTTTATCAACCTCTAAGTTAGAAAGGGAGTCTTCTACAGGTTCCGACAAGAACCTCCATCTAGGATAGAGGCGTTGCTCTGGGGGGAAGTTTAAGTCAACTATCCATCTAATTAAATGGTGATTAATTAGTGCTTCTAATGCCTTTCCGTCTGTCTCTACGATTTCACCTTTTACTTTAAAGTGAACTCGTGCCATTGCATAACTTCCTGCACTCTTCGTCTGCTCAACGGTATGAGTCGCTCCTAAAATGGCCTTTGATATCTCACCATTTAGGAACTCTGCCATTACAGGGTAAGTATCGTTCGCTCCCTTTTGATTGACTTCCAGAGAGTCTACTTCCATAGTGTCTGGGTAAACAAATGCTGTCTCCTGTTGAACACTTGCCAACTTAGACTCAATCTCGGCTAAGTCATCATCGTCCATTCCAGGAGGGTGCTTCGCATACATCAATGGACTCCCAAACCTTTCTGCGAAGCCTATCCAGTACTTTAGCAACATCTTCTTAAACCAACAAGGAAAGAAGACTTGTTGGTAAAGAGGTTTCCCATAAGGGTTCTCAAACTCACCATAAGGAGAGAAGTATAGGAACTTATACCTTAAGTCTAAAGGTACCCCATATCGAGGTTCCTCTTTAGTCAAAAGACGAGGGTTACCGTTAATATCAAAAGTAAATCTTCTGACGTGCCTACTTAAGATACGATCGACAACCCACTGCCCATCTCGTTCCTTCCACACGAGTTCACTAATTGAGAACCCATACCCTATTGCATCCAATATCTCTCTTAAGTCCTTCTCGAACCCTTCTTCTGGATAGTCCGACGAAATGTCATTTAATACATCCTGAACAAAGAGTCTTACCTTTTCGGAAGTAGAGTTCCTCGCTTTGTGTTCAATAAGTTCCCGCGGCTGACTTAGGACACCCATCTTTCGGGACATTATAACTGCCCATAAATGAGAGTCCTTTGAGACCATCTCCTGATACAGTCCGTAAGGGAATCTGTAAAAAGGAGTTGCTTGACTTTGGTATACCCTTTCTACTTCGTCTACACGAAGATGTGTGTTATTGAGTATCTGTGAAGATGAGTAGACATCACGTGTGATTGGGGCAACGATCTGGAGTAGCCCAGCTCGTCCTCTCCTAGACTTAGGAGGAGTCTCTTCCCTCTGTTGAAACAATTCGGTGTTCCACACCTGGTTCATAATTAGTATCCTGAAACCGCCGTTTTCGAAGTCCTAGGAACTTTGGACGTCCTTAAAGAAGGTTTCGAGAGAGTGTTCCATACACCTTCAAAATACATTATATAATACCTAAGTGCATCTGGACCGTGGTCGTCTGCTTGCATGGGTTTCTCTTTAATTCCAGATATGATACGACCGTCCTGAGTCACTTTAGGCTTTGGATACGCATATAGTTTCATCTCCTCAATAAAGTTTATACACCTATAATGAACGTTTAGACCGCGAAGGCCATCAGGGTCTTCTCTCCTAAGCAAACGCCTTGTAACTTCAATGCCTTGACTTATATCCGTCTTCCTTGAAGTATTAGGTATACCACAAACCTTCAGCTCTGCTGCCATTCCGGGGTTTTCGCAGTCAACAATACACGTCCCAATACGCGCCCCTTGGCTCTCCCATATAAGGTCTCTATTCCTTATGTGAACTGCGTGAACAGAAGTAGGCTGGCCTTCAAGATAGTATTCATCAATGACATTTAGCCTCATGTAACCATTAGGAGCCGGAACCTTTTGAACCCACAAGCATACAAAAGGTCTAGTAAACCCAAAGTCGATACACTTATCTATAGGTATACCTGGCTCAACTCTAAGTGACCTTACATGAGTTGAATCTGTAAACTCAGGATAAACACGCCCTGAACGGAACTTAAACTCCGCTAGGATTTCCTGAGCATACATCTCAGGTGTCATGTCCCTCTCACAAGACTTAAGGTACTCACGACTAAGATAGGGATTGTCCCAACTCGAAAACCTGAAACTCTCCCAATCTCCTGCCTCGTCGTCTGCTATCTTCATTCTACCTTTCTTCCACAAGTAGTATATCCAGTTATAACCTTCAGGGGTAGTTATAAACAGTGACCTACCTTCGCGGTCTGCAAGTGCAGGTTTAAGGTACTTGTCCCATACATCTTTCTTCGACTTAGCTGCCTCGTCGAATACAATAAAGTCAAGACCTTCTCCTGCAAGGGACTCTTCGTTCTCAGCCGTTTTTGCTTCTATCTCCGTTCCATTAGCAAGGTAGATGAACCTTTCTCTTTGACTTGCACGAGTAACTGTTCCCTTGGGCATGCACTTAGTATAGGTATAATACAGCTCCCTAAAAACCTTGTTTGTCAAGTCCTTATATGGAGCCACTACCCAGATTCTTTTTCCCTCCTCAAGGGAGAGATCAAAGGCCTCCTTTGCAGCTGCCAACGTTTTTCCGAATCTCCTTCCGCATACAACAACCCTATTTCGTGCCGTACTATTGTGAATGTCAGTCTGACAAGGATGCGGATAGTATTCGGTGAACAGATCCGTAAAGTTGCTGTTCTTCCGGTTAGCCTGAGGTAGGGTTGTCTCTATTCCCGATTCCACGATCCTTTTTGTAGAACTCCCTTTGTTCAAGAACCGCAATCCTTGCGTTCTTGAAGAAGGACTCAACTGTTGAGTCCTTACTACCATCTCCACTTTTAAGAATTCCCAAGATAGCAGCCTTTAACTTCAACGCATCGACTGCAACCTTCATAATGCCACCCAGGTAACGCTCTTCCACATTGGAATTACAGGCAGCATCGAACATTGTCCTTACCACCTCATCAAGCTGAAGAAGGACAAGATCTCTGGGGTTTAGTTGTTCTCCGCTGTAGAACTCTTTAAAGTGTTCGAGGAAAGTAGCAACAACTTCTTCAGGTTCCAGGTCAAAAACAGCTGCTACTTCCTGGTAAGAGTACCCTCTCGCTACTTGTCGAAGGATATTGAAACTTCCTCTTATTGCCATAAGGCTTCGCGCTCCATTGTATCGTCGTATGTCATGATTATATAGTGGATATATAGAAAGAGCACTCTCCTCTGAGAGTCTATGTTCTAAGGGGAGACATTTCTTATCCTAACTGATCCAATGGGAGACAAAGTGTACAGTCCTTTAGTATATAGAGAAGCCGTATATATAAAAAAGAGAGAGAAGAATTCCTATATACATAGTAATGGTTTTGTACATAGGAATTCTTCTGTTTTCTTTTATATATATACAATCGCGCTGCTCGGAAACGGAGAGTACACATTTTTGCAGTTGATATCCCCTTATGCTCTAGCCTTTGGCCTCGACTTCTGAGGGGAGACGGATGGTAAAAAAGGAAAAATGTGTACGGATAAGGGAGAAAGACCCACCAAACTTCTAATAATCTAATCATAATATACTAAATCAAACATACAATTCAAACTACATATATCAAATTAGGCATTCAATTTCCATCATCCATTTAGCAAATCCTAATATAGATGCCATCTATAACACAATCGCAGTATTAGTAAATACTTCATTAGCATTTACTAATATAAGTAATCAAAGATATGCCCTATGATTGATACTTGATATATCAATCATAGGGCATATCAATCAAAGTTCAGAACTACTTCAGCAATTCCAAAACTTTGACTAATGCTGCTGAACTATGAGAATACTTGTAGTATTCGTAGAGTTCAGCCGCTAAGGCTTCAAACTCATTGTCACTATCAGTCTCAGTGAGACTTGAAACTGAAGCAATGAAGTTTGAAACCTGCTCAAGCCGCTGTGCCATTAGATGCTTTACCTTGGCATAAGCATCTTTAGGAATAGGAAATGTAGCTGCGGCTTCCAAGAGAAGCTGAAGTTCTCTTATTGACTGATTGAGATTGTTGTCACCTTTAGTCACTATTTATCACCTCCCTTGTAACACTAGCAGTGATACATACTAAGTATAGCAGTTATATGAACATTGTCAAGTATATAAGAATATTATTATGATATCACTATTCATTCTAAACTATGCCAATACAAGCTAAATTGCAAGTATTTAGTAATGAGAATGTAATAAATAACGATATTACAGTTCTGGGAATATAAATGCATAAGTGAATAATCAAGGGTAAATATGCATTATTATGCCAACGATTGTGAATGAGATTATAAGCAGATAACGATATCTGTATCAA